AGAGATGACGAGAGTTGGTTCGGTCCCGCTTACATCTGTTCCGTTGTCCATGATTGCTTCAACTCGAATCCCCGGCGTATTGGCAACGTCATCTACGAGGCCGCTTAGAGACGCAGTAGTAGGTCCGAAGTTTGAGCGGAATATCTGAGGGTCAACGGTCAAACCGCCATCACCTTTTACGAATGCGGGCCACATTGGTTGAAGTTCGGCAAGGCCGCTCTTAATACGAGAGAAAGGCTTGTCAATATTTTGTGTTGAACGTGCCATCAGATAACCCCCTGTGCTCCCCGTCTCATTGAACGGTTGATGATTTTTGGCAATTCACGTTCAATCATTGCCTGTATCTCATGCTTGTTCAAGCCATCACCGTTAATCACAATATCGCCAATAGTTAAGTTGGTTATTTCTTCATTATACTGATTGCTAGTGTTTGATACTTCGCTCACATCAGCGATACCCGCTCCAATTTGTCGTAGGTTTTTACTTGTCAAAGGTATAACTGCTTCTCGGTCTCCACCTTCACCTATCATGCCTAGTGTTGGACCCATCACAATACCACCTTTAGCGAACATGGTTGCCATTGTTGGTTCTATACCTCTAAGTCGAAGTGCCTCAACCATTTCATCATTTGTCATCCCTTTTGTTCCACCAGAGGCCTTATTACCCATTGCATGTCCTAGTTTCATTCTGTTTGACTTGGCAACCGAGTTGGCTATTTCTTTCGAGGAACGTGGGTCAGTTAGGGCATTCTTTACCTTACCAAAGAATCTTGAGACTGGGTTATTCCTAATCGCTGAACCTAAATCTTTCACGCTCTTTACTGAGTCATCAATCATATTCTTAAAGCCCTTAACTGCCTTAGTTATTTTAGGGAATCGAGCACCTACACGCGCCAATACTCTTCCCAAACCCGGCAATCTTGTTAATAATTTTAACAAGCCTCTGAATATTGACAATACTGCTTTTCCAATACCCGCCAAGTCACCTAAGAAGTGGAAAAACTTAGACGCTTTTTCATTAGTTCCTTCAAAGTAAACACCGAGAACCCTCATGACATATCCAAACCCACTGAATACAACTAATGCTTCTAATACGAAATTGAAAACTGAACCAAGAATATTCAATAGACTCTTTAGTGAACCATCGAATGTAAGGACTGCATTAACTACGTTCATCAATAACTCAAATAGTCTTACAAACGGCGTGACTAAAGCCGTTAATACTCGACCCACTTTTGCTAATACGGGTAGCATTTTTGCTACTGCCGCTAAGACTTCAATGAACAAAGGAACAGTAGCAACCATAGTTTCAATTGCAGATGGTAGGTTTTGTTTCAGAGTATTTGCTAATTCAATTATCTTTGGTGTCAGTTTCTCAACAACACCGCCCGGTTCGTTCAAGGTCCTACCGAAGTCGCTAAGGACACCCGTAGTCCTATCTCCTTGATATTCGACATCGAATAAGGCCCGGACAAAATGAACGCCGAGAGTAATTGACGCTTCTTCAACCTGCGATTTGAAAACACGCAATGCTTCAAAAGATGATTGTTGTAGTGTGGTAGAGAATTGTTCTGTCGTCCCTGCCGCTTTCATATTCGCCGCTACAAGTAAGTCGAACGCATCTACTTGAGACATTAATGAAAGGACTGCCGTTCCACCACGAACACCGAATATCTCCAGTGCTTGAGCCGCAGTAATATTCCCATCACGCATTTGATGAAGTAAGTCCGTCAATGAAGTGAGTCCTTTGGTTTGCATCTCAACTGTTTTGATTAAATCATCAGACTTTTTCTTCAATGATGATTGTCTTGCTTCGGCTTTTTTCATAGCCTCTGATGTTGACATTAACTCTATTGTTCTCCTTTGAGACGTTATACTAAGTTCCTCATTAGCCAATTCCAGTCTGCGGATTTGGTCTAACTCAGTTTCATTTAGTTCTCTACTTTGTGAAGCCGCTCTAAATCTAATCTCTGAGATTGATAATTGATTCTTTCTCTCAGACATAGCCAATTCATCTAACTCACTTTGTAAGCCGTTGACTTCCATACTCAACCTTGCTGTAATACGTGTTGTCACTTCCATCTGAGTCATAGTGGCTTTCAGTGATGCGTTTGCAGTCTCACCTGCATCAGATAAAACGAATACATCTAACCCCAAATCATTGATAACTTTTCTAGCATCGAAAGTTGGTTTCAATAGTTTATTGATGGACATACGCAGACCTGTCCCTGCTACTGTTCCACGCAGACCTGCATTACCAAGAGCACCAATGGCCGCCGCAGTTTCTTCTATTCCTACACCTGCCGCCGCCGCTACTGGAGCCACGAACTTCATTGCTTCTCCAAGACCAACTACGTCGACGTTTGCACTTGTGAATGTCTTAACAAGAACGTCGGTCACTGCATCTAACTCACCCATCTCCATACGGAACGCCTTAACACCCGCTACACCAATTGTAGTAGCGGTCTGAATATCAGTCCCACCTGCGATAGCAAACTTCACCAACTTATCAATAACTTCGTCATCAACCATCTCATCGAATGAGACACCTGCGATAGCAAGAACCTCAGCCGCTTGAGCCGCTTGTGATGCAGTAAATCTTGTCGACTTACCTATGTCTCTGATAGTTTTCTCAAGCGTCATGGCTTCGTCGCCTGTCGACTGCATAACCGCTTGGGTTCGGACTAGAGTATCGTTAAACTCAATGAACAATTCACTAGATTGTTTTAGAAACCCTGCTGTCAAAGATGCGCCGACTGCACTGGCTGAAAGAGCGATTGCTTTGAAATTAGCATTCATCACCGTCCCCAGTCGAGAGACTTTTCCACCTGCCGCTAGTAATGAACGGCCTACTGCCGACATGTTCTTTCTAAAGTGGGTAGTGTCGGCTGTTACCCTTGTCATGATGGTTGTGACTTCGGCCATTATCTTCCCACCATTTTCTTCGCTCTAGCCCTTTGGGCAGTCTTACGATTATGTTCAGATTCGTTACGGTTCTTTACAGAGAAGGCGGTTATAAGGAAATGAGCCTCTCTAGGGTCTAATTCTTTCCAATCCCTTATACTCATGCCAAGATGGGCTAAGAGAGCGAAGAGGAATTGACCTTCATCAGAATCCGCATACTCTTCGATTAATCTAAAGGGACGTTAACTGCTCCCATTATTGCAGTTGTTAATTGCCCTATGATTGTTAAGGGCATCCTTTGAAAACTATCCCATGTGAGAGTTTTATCACACTTCAACATCATTTCAAAAACCATGAGCATACCAAGTTTTTCTGCTCTATCTTCGTCAGATAGTCCTAACAATTCGGGGTTCAATTTCAAGCCGTTGTATTCTTTTACAGATAGGGGGAGACAATGTATTTCATCCACGCCTATATCTAAATGTTTTACAACCACTACCATTGGTTCTGAAGCCTTTTCTATTACATTATCTATCCATGTCATCTTTAATCACCGTCTCAACTGTCAGCCGCAGTAAACGACCAAGTTAACGCTTCAAATGAAGCATTGAGTAGTAATGCGCCTTCTGCACCTGCTTCAAGCCCTTCGCTTGCTATGTCAGTAAATACGCAGTTGCTTAATGTGAAAACTTGAGTTCCAGATGTTGTTCCTACTGCCTGTGTTCCGGCGGCGGCAAATCTAATCTCAAACTCTTCATCATTAGTAAACATAGTATGTAAGTCAGTTGCTTTTAATCCCCATGCGGCGGATAATGAACCGCTTGCAGATTTCAGCCCTCTTGTATTCGCAGTTGCATAAGATGAACCCAATTCAACATATTTTCCAGTAGCGGCGGCCAATGTGAAGTCTCCCTGCACATACCCCACTATTGCTCCGGTTGTAGAGCCGGAAGTTCTTATTGAACCAGTCACACCTGTGAAAGAATGTAATGCCATTGAGTCAAATGCTGTCGAACATGGGTATTAAGTAAAGCGGTTCCGTAGGTGTTTTGCAGAGTTTATAAGCAGTTGGGATTTTTTTGTAGAGTTCATATACTCTCATTACAAAAAACGCCTCAGTCTTGCATTATGTTTTGATAAAACCCCTCGGAGACGAAAGCAATACCGAGGTAAAACTCGCCGTTGTCAGTATTCTCACCGGACTCGAACATTACCGCTCTAAGATTGCGAGAGCGAGCGATTTCAGATGGAGATACTAGGTCTCCCTCGATAGCCGCCATAATGTCGTAGCGTAGCACGTATGGGGATAGAAGATGATATTGTGTTAGCCCCGATGGGTTCTCACCGTCCATGTAAGCATTCTCTGTTCCACATGAAGATAGGACGTGCTGTAAGTCAGCAGTTGCGCCTTGAAAGTATTGAGCCATAGTATGATTCAATTCGATGTAGCCGATTTCACCTGCTCGGATAAGTCCGTCCCAGTTGTCGGTGTCTCTTAGGTCGTTTGTTGCAGTTATTGGGTTGCTCATGTGTTAGGGGAGAGGGTGGGGGTATATAACACTTTGGTTATATGCTTTAGTAAAATCTCTTATTATCCCAACGCCGAGATACTTGATTAGACAAAACTTTACGTGGTTTTATTTTACCATCGTAAGGGTCGATACAATACCAACCTGCGGGTCTATCTTCATCCCGCTCTTTGATACATAGAGGACACATATGTTTGGAATACTTGTTATGTTTCTCTGCTTCTGGAACCATTTCTCTTAGTCTATCCATAACGTCTTGCCTTGCATCTTGAAAGCGTATCTGAATATCACAACCAATGCCATGAGTCTTGCATGTATGTTTACACTTCATACTCTCAACCTATCAATGAGTTATTTCCCAATGGGTGTGGGCTTTCAGAGGCTTTTCTTAATATCTGTTCCACTTGAGTTGTTATTTGATTCCAGTCAAACTTTTTCTCCGCAAACTCTCTGGCGTTCTTACCCATTGTATTACGCAGTTCCTTATCTAATGATAAGTCCAACATTGCTTGTGCTTGTTTCACAACGTCTACCAAACCCATATTCACACCCCACTTTGGACCAGTAATAAAAGTCGAACAGTCAACTAAGATTCCCCGTTGATTATTTCCAATTAATTCTGGACCTGTTGAATTGTCGGGTAAGATACAAGGTAAACCACAGGCCATTGCTTCGGCTGATGGAATACCAAATCCTTCACCGCCTGTCGCCAACATATGAACATCACACATTTGATACAATGCGGCCATTTGGTCGGACGATAAACCTTGAAGTGGGTTCTCGGATTGGTCAGAGAATATAACGTGCTCTCGAAGCCCCATTTGCTCGACAAGCAAAGGTAAATCCCAACCGCCCATACCATAAGCGTCAGTCGGACTACCACAGTGAATAATCATACCAACCGAAGATGGGTTCGGGTGTTTGTCAAGCATGAGTCTGAACGACTCTAGTAGTCTGGGTTGTTGCTTACGATTTGTGTTCTTACCTACGGAGAG